CATTTCCGTAATTGTTGGCTGCGCGGCATCTCGGATCCTTTCCATAAACGGATTTGCTTTGGTTCCCGGATGATTGACACTCTTTACCGGGTGCGCCGCGCCTGGCCAGAATAATGCCTGTTTGTTGACCGGTAAAATAACATGCGGTCCGGTCCCGAATTCTACCATGGGCGCGTATTGCGCCGTTGGCCCCCAATAAGAAACCAATCTGTCAAAGTGTGCTAAAAAGGTGTTTACCAAATTTCCGGTTCGATATGGCGTATTAGGACGTGTAAATTGCGCTAATATGGCTGCTGTTTTATTTATTCCTTGTTGCAATAACGGCTCGGCAATCGAAGGTGCGCTAGTAAATGCAGCGATGAATTTTTCAATATTGGGGATATCAACGCTAAAATTTGTATCTGCCATGTGTATAATTATATTCGTTTTATACTGGTTCTTTACATGACCGAAGGAACCCGGCGATATCGATTAATAATATCAATGTCCTGGGAATCCATTAATCGGTCATAACTGATTGTCGAATTTTCAAGGGATTGCTGGGTTTTTCCGGCCTGTTCTCGGCGCTTATACCATCGGATCACCACGTTCTCGCAAAGCCGGGAAATTTCAGAAGGCAATGTATGGGTTAGGTTGTCGCCGGCATTGGCAAAGTTAATCAGATATCCGGCATAATAATCGGCCTTAATCGTGTTGTTATAAATTGAAGAAACCGCGCCAAGCACTCTAACCATTCCGGAAGCGGCATCATTTACCAATTCATATTGGGCGGTAGTGAAAAGTTGCCATTGTGGATTATCCGGCGTTCCGGCTCGGTACATCAAATTAAGCAGTCCGGTAATAATGATGTGGTTGGTGGTTGATGTGGCAATAAAATTTGTGCTGATAGTAATTGTTGTCCCGGAAACATTGGTAATCGTGGTATTTGGTAAAATATTATCTCCAAAAATCGGCATTCCGTTTTGAAGACCGTTAGCATTATTAATCGTAAAAGTATTTCCGCCACCAATTACCGAAACAATATCAGTCATATAAAACACCGGTGCATTTTTCAGCGTGACATAGCGTTGATTTTTTCCAAACTGCGATCGGACTTCGGAAATATATTTGGTCATCAAAAACTTTCTATTGCAAGATTGGTTTATAAATTCAGTAACGGCGTTAATTTCGCGATTCAAAATCGTATCGGAAGCCGTATTGGTAATTCCCATCAAATCTTTCACGCGTTGAAGCGTGGTTAATGCGTATGGTAATAATGTTTCTGCCATTTAATTAGATTAATTTAACATTCAATACATCGCCCACAAAATTGCTTTGCCAAAATATAGTGCTAGCTGAACCATTACCGGGTAGATCATGCTTTAACACTGTCCTAGCCGGTAGAACATAATGTCCTAAGGATATATTTTGCCTTGGGGACCAATAAATAGCATGATCGCTACTATTAATTAATTTGCAAGACGTATGTCCGGCCGGGATAGCGAGTGCATGTTCGCTATTGGCGGTGGCGATGGTTCCTTTGACGATTTCTTCTGCCATAATTTTATATTTTTAGATTAATATTATTTTCTAATCTTTGCCCTCAAAAAAGGGCAAAGGTAGCAAATAACTAAGTATTTGATACTGCGGTGTTGGTTGGAGCGCTGTAAACTCTTCCGAGTACAATTTCTCCGGCCAAGGCGATTGAAGATCCGGCGCCGGCCGTAAAGGTGGCCGTTTCTGTCAATCTTAGGAATCTCATACGATTGAGATTTCCTAATCCTTCGATTCTGCCAATGATTTCACCGGCTACGAAAGTAGTAACTTGAAGCAAGTTACCGCCAATCGCAACGCCAGTATTATCAAGGGCATCGGTGAAGGTTCCGCCCGAAGTCGCGCACTCCTGGACTTTAACAGTTGTCAAGATAGATCCCAAAGTGGTGTTATTAGAAGGCACACCAATTCTTAATCTAAACATAGCAGAGTTAAATCCAAGCGTGTCAACTGCGGCTCCGTTAAGAGTTCCGGTTGCGGCCACGCCTTGCGGCTCAATGGAAACTCCAAACTGAATATTATCGTATAAATCTCGCATTTTAGTTTTTTTTTATTTGCTTAGGTATTGTCATACCCACCACAATCGACTTTTATTTGGCCCGGACGGACCATCTAAATGTGGCGATAGCTGGGGTAAGCTATTAGCGATTATTAATTATCCCCTCCGGCACCTATACCGGCCCTTGGACCTTATAAAAGGCGCAAGAGTTGAAATAGGTTATCTATGCAACAACCAATTCCAAAACACCCTCGGCAACTAATGGGGCAGCGTTGGTTTCTTCCATCTCAACTTCCTGGCCAACTTCGTATTTTACCGCTGGCTTTGCTTCAACCGCTTCAACACCTTCGGAAGCAACAACGGCTTCAACTGCTGGGGTTTCGAACTCTGTTAAAACTTTATATTTATTCATTGTCGTAAATTTAAATTAATATTATCCTGGCGCGCGGCCGGCGGATGAGGCCGGCCATGCGCAAGTGACTATAAGCTAACTAAGAAGCAGCGGTTTTGATGGTTACGAAAGCTTTTGGCAACGCGATAACCAAAGCGTGCCTGTGCTTGTAAACAATACCTTGCTGATCAGCCAAAGCAATTTCCTTTCCACCAAAGGTTCCGGATGCAAACTTTTCCATGCTCATTTCGCCTCTATCTCCGAAAGCCATAGCCTTCATGTTGCCGAAGATTGCGAAAAGAGTTGAAATAGTTGATACGTTACCCGAAGCTGGCAATGCTGGCATCCATCGGTTTGTATAAACCGGGTAGCCAAGAATAAATCCAGCCGGCTTGATAGGACCGGTTCCCGGTACCTGTTCAAGCATTGGAGGCGTAGCCCAAGCTGCATATGGCAAGATGTAATTTCCAGCGGCGTCTTTCTGTGTTCTCCACAAAGCCCAAACGGTTCTGTGTAGGTAGAAAGCCGACCCATCCAAAATAGATTCTTCGAGTTGGCCAATAGCATTACTGCCGTCAACCAAAACTTGGAATCCATCCGGAGTTGTATCGTTAGTGTTGCTGAATTTTACTTTACCAGTTGCAAGTGTGACTACTGGAACCGAGGCATTACCCAAGATTCCAACGAAAGGTCCACCAACAGTCACGCTGTTAGCAGAATTGCCGGAAGATCCAGCGAAACCTTGCTGATCGATCATGTTAGCCAAAGCTTCACCAGCCATAGCCAACAACCAATCTGCCAAGTTTACGGATGCATCAGACAACAAATCGTTTCCGACTGCGAAGGCCAACTGCCATTTTTGGGCGATAAGCGCAACTTGACCAAAGGTTAAACCTGTGATCACGCCGGCAACATCAACTCCCAAATATCCTCCTGTTAGAAATGATCCGGTGTAATTAGGAATTCCTAATTGATCGGTTTTCATTGTCCATTTTTGAGCTTGGCTCAAAACGGTTCCAACAGAAGCGGCAATCCTTAAAATTGCCTGGGCTAACTCAACTGCCACCAAGTAACCACCGCGGTTATCTTGCTGTTCAATTAAGGATTCATTGGCTTTTTCAATCGCCCTTCCGAAAGCGATGGCGCTTGCTACTTTGCAAAAGGCAAGTTTCTTTTCATCAGAAAGCCCGGAGATGTCGCGACCAGTCAAAGCCCGGTCCAAGCGCATCTTTTCAACGCTGGCCTTTACGGCAACGCTTACTTCCGCACCAATCTGTTTTGCAATTTTTTCACCTAACACTTCATCCATCGTTTCGCCTAAGGTTTTTTTCAACTGTTCCTCTGTGATTTGTATAACTTCTTTTTCCATGATTATTTAGTGATCTCTTTTATGGTTTTGTTGACCTGTCCAAGAGTTTCACTATATTCAGTTACTTTTTCCCTTAAAACGCTGCGGAGCTTTATAAGCGAATCAATCGCTTTACTATCCACAACCTCTTTTTGGGTATCGACCTTTTGCAAATTCTTTTCATCCTTAGAATTTGCGCCGGCCCCACTAAGGATTTCCTTAATAGCACCGTGGGCTTTCTCGGTGAAATCCGAGATTGATTTCAAATAATCGGTCAATCCTTTCGTATAATCTTCGATAGCTTTCATGTATTCTTCGATAGCTTTCATGCATTTTTCTTGGTGATCTTTATGCTCGCCGTCCATAGCTTTATGCATGGTTTTAAACTCCTCAATAGCTTTGGCTTTAAACTCATCCAATCCCTTTTCTTCGTCATAATCCTGGATAGCTTTTTCGCATTTCATGGCAATGCCTTTGATATTTACGGTATGGCTGTCATGCAAGCTTTTTAGATTTTCGCGCAAGAATTGATCGAGTTTTCCTTTGTCCGGATTGGTGGTATCTTCGGGTTTATCCTCGCCCTTTTTTGCTTTACTTTCTTTTGGGATGCAAACCATTTCGCCGTCTTGGTTGGACATCGTCCCGGGCGTGCCATCTCCCATCGTGCAATCATCACCCTCTTCGGCAGTTTGCTCACTATCTTTCTTTTTAGCATCCTCAAATTTCAGTCCCTTGGCTGTTAAGAAAGCAATATCCAAACCGAGCGAACGTGCCTGGTGCAAAGGCACACATTCTTGATTTGCCGGCACCGATACAAAAGAATATTCCAGCAACTCATATTTTGAAATTTCACCAGTTTTTTCGTCATAGGCGCTTGGCATAAATCCAACCGATAATCCAATGGGAAAACTTGCTTCATAATACTTTCGAATATTCTGGCCTTCTTCGGTTGGTGCAAAACGGCCTTCGGCCACCATCTTATATCCCTCAATAGATATTTTATCAGTAGCCCCTATTGGCATGTTGTAATAATCATGCCCCCATAAAACAACTGGATTTTTCAGATAGTTAGTTAAATCAAATTGATCCATACTTAATGTATCTCCTTGCCGGTCCAAGTTTTCTGTTGAAATAATAACTTTGAATGTTCCAGTATCTTCTGCGCTGGCCGCTTTTGTTTTAGCTATAATATCCTCAAAAACTTTACTGGTAATTTTTTTCACCAAAGCTTCTTTTGATTCTTTGGTAAGCTCTAATAAATTGTTTTTCATGCTTTTTAATTATTAATTTTTTTATTCGACTAACTCATCCGGCTGGATGCCGCAACGGCAATTAGGATGCAATGGTGGACTTCCGACATCAGCGTAAGAGATGTCATAATTTCCACCATCTTTTCCTGTGACTGAATCACCGTTATTTAAGAAGTTATCATCGACACTGATTATTTTTCCGTCCATTTCTTGGCAAAATTGGCAAGTAGTAGAATCAGAAAAAGCAACCCATTTCAAAGTTTTAACAACCCCGGAATCAATCCATCCCATCTTTTGGGCTTGGTTGGCTACGGCAAAAGTTTCGGTGGTTGCGATCCTTTCAGCTCCGGTTGTATCGGCAATACCATAAACGCCTTCAACCAAGTCCGTTGCTTGTTGAATTCCATTACCGAGTTTTAAAGATTCAGCCAATTTATCTTTTAATTGGGCCATGGTGGTTTCGTTGTAGCTTTGGGCCAGTAAGGCAATACGTTCGTCCAGGGCGGTTTTGGCGGCTGGAACCTCGGTAATATCAATACCGGGTTTTCCGAACGCGGCTGCGGCGATCTCGCCTTCTTTCTTATAAAGCTCGGTTAAGATAGGTGTCATAGCATCAATAGTCAAGCCAATCCAATTTTTTATATTAAAAAGATCCGGAATAACCGCTTTTTGCATAGATTTTGCATCAAGTTGCATAGATTTTCCGAATAGATCCGGCAAATTGGCCAATACTTCCTTCTTTTGCTTGGCGTTTAATGCCTTGATAGCATCTTTGACTTCCGGCTGGACTTTCTCAACCCGGCTCACAAAATCTTTCCAAACGGCATAATATTCGTCCTTGGTCATCTCATTGAGTTTTTTTTGTTTGATGGCTTTTAACTTGGCAATAAGATTACTGGCCATTTCTTCATTGATTTTTTTTCGGGCTTTAAAATTCATAGCTGCCCGGGTTTTGATAAGCTTCTTGGTGTTAAACATTTTTGATTTTGTTGGTGCTGGCGGATTGTCTTTTGGCATGGTGCCGACTTTAACAAGATTATTGGCCATCATTACATCATCACCGCCATCAATCTCGCCCAATCCGGCGTAGTTTTCCCGGACCTCATTAATCGACATAACCGGCTGGCTTCCGGCCATGGCTTTCATTTCTTCGACTCTGAAATTCTTATCTTCCGGCGTTGGATCTTTAAATGTAATATAAATATTTTCGCCGTATCGTGGTGCAAGATATTCATTAAGATACGAGCAAATTAATTCCATCTTTGGCTTAATGGTCCGCTTTGAAAATACATAATCGGCGGTTTCGGCGGTTGCCCGATTAGTATCGGATTCGGCCGTTCCTAAAATTGTTTTTGAAACGCGAAAACCGGCCAGAATTCTATCCCGGGTCATATCCAAAAGCTTTGAGAAGTCCATATCTTTCATTGAAGATGTGGTTTGCTTCCATTTTACGCCCTTAGGCAAGATGCCAACTTTATTGGCATTTTCAACGCCTTGATGGTTTGATTCATAGCCGCTTTTAAGCGCTAAAATCTGTTCTTCGGTGGTATATTCGGTTTCAAATACGCCATCCATGTGCGCGCCATTTAAGAAGAATTGGCGATTATATTCCATGGCGAAATTATCATTATCAATCCATTCAGCGATTGATTGCATGGTCCCGATTCCTTCATAGGGATTATTTGAATCCGGAAGCTTCAAATGCACGATCTCATAGGGTTTGTAATAATATTTTCGGTTATCATAATCGTATTTGTAACCTTTTAAAACATAAGGATAAATTGTTTTGTCAATGTCTGGCTTAACAAAGGCCGGATTTAATAAAAAAATCGCAGTTGGTTTATCTTCTTCGCTTTTCACGCCCATTAAAAGGCCGTAAGCGTTTCCGACTGCTTCCAAATGCGATGCAATAGTCCATTTTATTTCGGCTCCGGTTTGATCCGGATTGCCGGCTTCGAGTAAATCTAAAAGCTCATGCTCAAAAACTTCTTCATGCGTTCCATCTTCTTTGATGGTAAAAACTTGAAACTCAATGCAACTTATTTCGTCCGCAATGGCTTTTATGGCCGCATAAGCCCAACCATGGATATGCGCCATGACTTTTTCCGGATTAACTTTGCTTCCCCGGTTTGGGGCCATGATTCGAAGCGGATCGGCTCCGGTAATATTACTGGCGTTAAAATTCAAAATCCCCTTTCTTCCAAAGGTGATTTCCGTTGAAAAATATTTGGTAAAAGCTTTAAAACTTATAACCTGTTTACCAAAACTTTTCGCGCGTTCCCAAAACTTTCTCTCTATAAAATCAGCCAAAAAGTTATGGCTGCTGACGGCAACAGTCCCTTATAACAATCTTGGAAGTGGCCGTCAAGGATCTTTTCCAAGATGTTTTTTGTCAATCTTTTTCAAGATTGTTATAAGCTACAAGACTATTATTTCTCCATGATGTACTCTAAATTGCAAGGTGCAATAAGAGCATATTAATCCCGGCTCCATGGTAAGCAATTCTCCGCGCTGGTTTATTAATAGATAGTACATGGTCAAGAAAAATCTTTTAATCCCCTCTTTTCTTTTTAGTGGAAATGCATTTGGCTGATTGCATTTAGGACATCGCATCATTACGGCTCCGCCGGCCCATTGATCGGTTGCTTTAACATAGCAGAAATCTCCGGGTTTCATTAATAAAGTGGTGGCGCTTCTTAGTTCACCATCTATATTAACATCTTTAAATTCTTTTACAAATTTAGGAATTTCCATGGTGCTGATTTGATTATATTCTTTATTAAGATTTCTTGTCAAACTCCGTCAAGAGTTTCATCTTGTTTTGGTCAATCCATTGCTGCAAAAGTTCAAGCACTTTTGCTTTATACATAATATTTTTATTCATCTGGGCGGCCTCTACAAATCTGAAAGTTACATCGATATTATTATTCGGCATCCGTTTTTCGGTCATAAAAACCGTAAACATCGGGTAGCCGTTCATGCCAACCACAACTCTTTTTAAATCTTCAAATAATTTTTCTTGAATTGTCATTTTTTTTAATGCATAAAATACATAACGTCTTTTTTATATTTGCCGATCTAAATCCCCTACCACACATTTCGCATTTTCCCCGATGCTTCTTTTTGCTCATGGTTTTTTTGGTTAAATCCGATGCCGGATAAAACAAATAATATGGTTTTTAAAAATATACTAATATCAAACCAAAAACTTCTATGAATAATGTATCTCCAATCAAGCGATGCCATTTCTTTTTCAGATAGATTCACTCCCCCATTAATTACCACCAGCGAAGTTAATCCGGGCTTTACCGATGTTCGAAATATTAAGGAAGATTCGGCAGCTGCAAGTCGTTGGGCGGTATATGGCCGCGGACCGACAAAACTCATATCGCCGATTAAAATGTTAATAAGCTGTGGAATCTCATCAATGCCATAGCGGCGCAGTAATTTTCCGATTTTAGTAATTCGTGCATCGTCATGTAGCATTTCAAGAATCCTTATATCTTTTCCGGTTAAGGTGGTTTTATCCGCGCCCACTTTCATGGTCCGGAATTTAAAAATATTAAAAAGTTTATTATGCTGGCCAATACGTTGCTGTTTAAATAATACCGGCCCGGGAGAAAATATCTTAATGGCAATGGCGGTTAAAACAATAATCGGTGAAAGGACTATTAGTCCACCCACCGAAAATAAAATATCAGTTATTCTTTTCGAGATTAGATAATAGTTCATGGTAAGCATCTCTTATTCTACCAAAAACTATTCTTTCATCAAAATATTTTACGGCTTTTTCGCGTGCATTGATTCCATAATCTTTTGCTTCTTTCGGATAATTCAAAAGAAATGCGATAGAATTTGCCAGCCAATAAGGGCTTTTTTCTGGAACTACCCGGCCAGTCACACCATTTGTTATTTCTTCCCGGCAGCCACGCACATCCGTTACCACAATCGGCCGTTCTTCAACCATGGCTTCAATAACTGATCGCGGAAATCCCTCGCGCCAGGAAGGCAAAACAAACACATCCATTAGCGGATAAATTTCATCAAGATCGTGGCGTTCTCCCAGGAATTTTATCGGTATGCCATAATCTTTATTGATGTCAATCTTATCTTTCTTCAAAGGTTCTTCTGGTCCTACCGACAATAGTAAAATATCTTCCAACGGATCCATGTCATCCCTTATAATTTGTATCGCTTCAAATAAATCCAAATATCCCTTTTCCTTAACCAGCCGGGCCACTATCCCGACAATTCTCACATTAGGATTAATGCCAAGTTCAATCTTTTTGTTTTTAATAAACTCATCGGAAAATCGCTTACTGAATTTTGCAATATTAATGCCATTACCCAAATATGATATCTTTTCCCGGGGTGCTATTTCTTCGCTGGTCATCATGCTGATATCTTCGGCGCTTTGCGAAAAAATAAATGTGGTATTTTTGGCAACCAATTTTTCAATAGCAATTAATACTTTCCTTTTTAAGCCAGTGGTGTTTTCGTTAAGATATAATCCATGTACCGTATTAATCCGAATTGGCACACCGGCTAGCTTGGCCGCTAAGATGCCAAGTACGGATCCGACAAAAGTATGGGTATGGACAATATCAAATTTATTCTTTTTAAAATAAAAATACATTTTCACAAACGCGCCGATATTTTTCAAGCTGGCGCTGCGATATATTTTAATGGGCGACACGCCATCT